CAATGACGACGCTGACGTTCAGGCGTCAATAACGTTGTTCAGTCAGTGGGTCTGTAACTATACGGGCATCGCGTCGTTCAACCAAATTAATCAGGTGACAGAGATCCGGAGCGGCAACGGCAACAACCAGATTTTTGTGCGCCGACCGCCTGTCGTGAACGTGGTCAGCGTGACGGTCAGCGGGCTCGCGATTCCCGCGGCAGGCGACTGGCCGAGCTGGGGTTACTACGTGGCGGACGACCTGCGATCAATTCTGATTCGCGCGACGATCCAGCCGACAAGTTTCAACTTCTCGTATCCGCCGTCAGGTTATTTTGGCCGGCGCTACTCTAACGCGTTCATCTATGGTCAGGGAAATGTCAAGCTGGTCTATAACGCTGGCTATGCGCGCGTGCCAGCTGATCTGATGGCCACGGCGACGCGGACGGCGGCGCTGTGTTATAAACACAAGTCGTCGATCGACCTGATGACGCGTGCGCTGAGCGCCGGACAGACGACCGCGACGACGAGGTATTTTATGGACCTGATGAGGCCCGTTGACAAGGCCGTGATTGAATTTTATAAGAGGATGGCGATCGTCACGTCATGATTGAGATCACGTTCAAGTCGTCAGTTCCGCGTGTGATTGAGGCGCTTCGACAACGCAGCCGCGCGGTAGTCGAGAATGTTACTACCGAGCTCGACCGCTCGATGCTCGAGCTCCAGCGACGCATTCAGAAAAAGATGTCAGGTGAGGTGCTCAAGTCTCATCGTGGCGGTGCGGGGCTTTTGGGCTCGGTCAATAAGGTTCAGACTAAAAATTCTTCTGGTATAATAACGGGCGCGGTTCAAGCTGGCGGCGGGCCATTTTGGTGGCTCGCGGTCCACGAGCATGGCGGTCAAAAAGAGTATGAGATCTTGCCGGGTGCGCTGACGGGAAGGTCCGCGAAGCGGGCGCTGGCATTTTTTCCGCGCGGATCGGCTGGCGCCTCCTTTGGGCGTACCCGGCAAACTGGGTTGAGATTTGCCTCAGGAAAGCAACGGGGAACTCTGAGACCCGAGCGCTACGGAGATTTTAAGAGCGCGGGTGGCGTGGTAGTCAGACGCGTTGAGCACCCGCCGCTGCCCCAACGATCGACGCTCAAGTCGTCGCTTGACGAGCTGCGCTCAACGATTATCAGCAATATCTACCGCGGGGCGGCAAGAGGAATTAGGCATGGCTGATTTTTATGATCCAAAGTATTTGGATCAGGTTTACGCGGCGCTCTTTGCCAAGCTCAGCGCGGCGACGTTACCTGACGGGTCGGGCTTTCGTCTGAGCGCGCGTGTGGTTGAGGCCCCTGACGAGGTCGCGATTGCGAACCAGCCAGCGTTATTTCAGATTCAGGGCCCGCTTGAAGTAGTTCAGCAGCAGGGATTCAGCCTGGCAAAGTGGACGTTCACGGCGGTTGCGATCGTCTACGTTAGGGCAGACGGGGCAGCTCCGCTCGCGCAGCAGACGCTGGCTCAAACTACCGCGAACAATATCGTGTGGGCGTTGATGCTCGCCCTCGCGCCAGTACCCCACGAGATTCAGCAGACGCTGGGCGGGCTTGTCTATCATTGCTGGCTTGAGGGCCAGGTTTTTACTGAGGTCCAGAATGATCAGATGATTATCACCGTTCCAATTTATCTTTTGCCTGGACCAGTTGGTTAAAGTTTGAACCGGACCGGTCGCCGGAATTTTATGAGGAGGATTAGATGAACATTCAATTTGGCTCAGGGGTCTTGTTCGGAAAGCCGGTGGCCGGAAACGAACCGACGAACCCCACGCCCTATAAGTTCGGCGTGCTGCAGGAGTGCACGGTCGATTTTAAGGGCGATTTGAAGAAGCTGTTTGGCCAGTATCAGTTTCCTGTGGCGACCGCGCGCGGAAAGCTCGATGTTGGGATCAAGGGCAAGCTGGCCGTGTTTGACCCGAACATGTTGAACCAGCTGTATTTCGCGCAGGCGTCTTCAGTTGGCTACGCGTTGATCGTTGATGGCGAGTCTCACTCAATCAACGCAAACACCAAGACGATCACAGTGACGAATATACCGATAGATACGGACTGGGGCATTCAGGACTCCGTGACCGGGCAGAATTTTATAGCCGTTCCAAATGCCGCGTCATTGACCGCGACTGGTCAATACACTGTGAACTTGACCACGGGAGTTTACACGTTCTTTGATAGCAACGGCGGCGTGAATGTGAAGTCGAGTTATACGTACCTGGTTAACTCGACTGGTATCACGATCCCGTTGACGAACCAGCTCATGGGCTACGCGCCTGAGCTTGAGATGTTGTTGTACAACAAGTTTCGGAACAAGTATTTTGCGGTTCAGCTAAATGACGTGACGTTGGGGTCACTCAGCATTCCGTCAAAGTTGGAGGACTTTTGGGTTAGCGACTTTGACGGATCAGCTAACGCTGACGCGTCGAACAGCATTGGCAAGTTGATGATGGACCTGAGTTAAGTCAGGTCGGGGTGGGCGCTCGCCTGGCGCGCGCCCACTAATTTTAAGGGAGGACCATGGCAGCAAAAGAAAAGACTAATGGGAACAACGGGGCGGTGGCCAAACATGAGGGAGAGACGGTCTTCATGGGCGGTACGGAGTGGGTCGTTCCCTCACTCAGCATGAAGCAGGCTCGAAAGTTATGGCCAAAAATTTTGGAGCTCAACCAGGGCATCACCACCCAAAATATCGTTGACAAATATGACATCGCCGTTGAGGTGATCCACGCCGCGTTATCGAGAAATTATCCCGCACTGAAGATCGCAGACGTTGATGAACTGGTCGATCTTCGAAATGTTCGCAAGCTGATCCTGGCTGTCGCGGGTCAGTCGGGTCTCTTGTCAAAAGGGTCAGAGCCGGCCGCAATAAGTGGGACGACGAGCAAGTTGACTGGCGAGATCTCTACGGCGTCGTCATCACGCGAACCGGCTGGCCGCTCGAATACGTAGACGACGCGAGCTTGGGCAGGATATTTGAGCTGATTGAGTTCTGGGGTAGAACGGCTACGGGTGCTCAAGTCCGCGCTGAAGATCGTTGGGAGGAACCGAGCGAGGCTAAGACGCGGGACTCATTCATGGGCGCGCAGAGAATTATGGGTCAGGGAGTTGAGAGGATTCCACCAGAGCTTCGTGCCGCGATTGATTGGGCTGAGCACCAAAAAGAGCGGATGGGGTTGACATAGATGGCAACAAGTTCAGACACGGTACTTGAGGTTGGCGCGGTTGTTGACCTTTCTCAGTTTACTCCTAAGATGGAGCAGATGGCGTCAACGACCGCCGAAACAGCAGCGAGTGTGTCGTCGTCATTTCAGCAGATGGCTGCGCCAGCCGATCTCTCAGTTGGCGATCTTCAGGCGTCGATTGACCGGCTTATCACGTCAAATGAGGCGTTGATGGGCTCAGTGTCAGAGATGGCAACGGCCGTTACCGCGTCAATGGGGCGCATGAGCTCGGGAGTTCGCGAGAGCGCGGCTGAGTCTGAGAGCAGTCTCCGCGAGCTGGCGCGGTCATTCGGCGAGGTTGCCGAGTCGGCAGAGCTTAGCGCGCGCGGCACGGTCAGCGCGCTTGGCCCGGTTGGCGGGCTCATCGGCGCAGGATTCTTGGTCCACTACACTGAGCAGCTAAAAGAGTCAGAGCTTCAGATGAAGCGGTTGTCTGACATCACGGGCATCAGCGTTTCACAAATTGCCCAGTTTCGATTAGCGATGGAAGAGTTGGGCGTTCCAACTGAGAACCTGTCGCGCGTGCTCTTGCACGTTACTGAGACCATGAAGGAGGCCGCTGAGGGAAGTAAGACTGACGTGATCGCGTTCAACCAGCTAGGGATCAGTACGGACAACTGGAGCAAGGGTCTCCCGAACGTGATGGACACGTTGCTCAAGATCTCTGACCATCTCCACGATTATAAGGGCAACGCCGACGACGCTGCTGCGACTACGCAGATTTTGGGACTGCGAATGGGGCTCGAGCTGGCTGGCGGGATGGCGGTTGGCTCAAAGGCAATCCGTGAACGGATGGACGCGAACAAAGCGCTCGGTGACGAGACTGAGAAAAACGTGACTGACGCGCAGAAACTCCAGGAGGCTGAGGCTGAGCTCAGCGCTAGAATCCAGGAGGCGCTCCTGCCGCTTCTCGGAGTTTTCGCTAACGTGCTCGATGGACTGATGGTCTTTTGGGCTGCGATCAAGGCTGACTGGACAGAGCTCGTGGCCATTATCACGATGGGAGCGGCAGACGTAATTGGCGCGATCGTGACCATGGGCCACGCGATCAAGGACGCGCTGACGTTCAACTGGGCGGGGCTAAAGGGCGACTGGGACAACTACCTGGGATATGTGAAAAATAATTATGAGTCGCTCAAGCGAATGATCCAGGAGGACAACAAGGATATTCAAGACGCGCTCAAGCTGTTCAAGCCTGTGGAGGGTGCTGGCGACCGGGGTAACAAAGGTCTCCCAAGTGCCGTCAGCGGCTCAGAAAAGGGTCCGAGCCGTGTACAGGAGTGGAAGCAAGAGCTTGAGATGATGAAGGCTGACGCTGACACGTTTCACGCAGTGACCGCAGCTGACGAAGTCAATTATTGGCAACGGATCCTGAGCACGCAAAAGCTCAGCGCTAAGGAGCGCTTCCAGGTTGAGGAGGAGCTCATGCGCGCGCGGCACGCGCTGGCAGTTGACACCTATCACCAGTTGATCTCATTGGATGAGGAGTTTATCGCGGCGACGCGTGCCGGCTCAGCGGAGCGCATGAGCGCGGTGATCAAGGAGCGCGACGACGTAACGCGCGCTTGGGGCGCCGGCTCGGCGCAGGCGATCGCCGCGAGCAAGAAGGTACTTGACGAGCAGATAAAGGTTGACCAGTTGGCCGCGCAGTCGGTTGAGCAGTCGGTTGAAAAGCAGACGGCTGCCTACCAGACCGGGTCAGCTCAGCGGTCAGCGCTCCTCCTTCAGGGCATCGAGCATCTTAAAACGATGCGTGAGAACGTCCTGACGGGAAAGACCGCAACGGGAGCTGCTGAGGAGACCGGGCCAGTGGGCCCGACGCCGGAGACTGACTCAAAGCTCCGCGTGCTTGCGCGGCAGAACGAAGCCGACGAGATTACGAAGATAATTGAGAATTTGACGGCGCGGTTAGACGCTGAGTACAAGACGCAAACCGCGCACGCGATCCAGGCCACGCTCGAGAGCGAGCGCGCTCGCGTGGCGGCAATTGCGACGACCGGACGCGCGCTCAATGAGAATCAAAAGATTGCTGAGAGCTCATCAGCTGAGATCGTGGCCATCGCGCGCCGTCAGGCAGCTGAGATTAGCGTGACCTCGCGGACTGAGACCGCGTCCCAGCTGCGCGGCTTGAGCCTGCTTGAGAGTGAGGGTCTCATCAGTTCTGATAAGCGGATTGAGTTGTCGCGTCGGGTGCTCGCGCAAGACGAGGCGTCAACCACCGCTGAGGTTCAAAATAGGATAGATCTCATTAAGGCTGAGGAGCAGTCGACGATCGCGATCATCGAGCAGGAGGCGCTCAAGCGCGCGGCAGTTGTTGGCACGATTGAGGCAGAGCGTGAGGCGAACGACGCGACCCTGAAGGCCAAGCAGGAAGCTGACTCGCGGATTGAGGCGCTAGAGAAACAATTGACCGTATTCTATCAGACGATGGCTCAGCAACGACGCCAGCTTAGCGAAGAGGCTGGGCGAGATGAGGCGCGTCAGGCCCAGTCTGTCGCTGACGGGATCGTTGGCGCTTTTCAAAAGTCCTTTGCGCAGATGCAGGAGGGCGCGCGCTTCCACGTGTCACTGATGAGCTCTCTGTTTAGAAACTTGGAGATAAGTTTCGCGCAGATGGTTGACAAGATGTTGGCGAGTTGGGCTAAGATGCTCGCGCAAAAGCTGATCTTGCAGCTGGCCCACAACGCTCAGATTAAAACGGTTGAGACCGCTGAGGTTGCGGCTCACGCGGGACAAGAGCAGGCGAAGGTATTGGCAACTACCGCGGCGCAGGCAGAGGAGACGACGGCGACAGCTGCCGGCGCAGAGTCAAGGACCGGGCTGGGACTTGGTGAGGCGATCAAGAGCATCATGAGCGACGCTGCGCAGGCGGCCGCGCACGCGTTCAAGTGGGTGATGAAGGAGGTCCCATTTCCGGCGAACGTGGCGCTAGCTCCGGCGGCTGCGGCAGCGGCGTTCGCTGGCGTGGCGGTCTACTCGACGCTCGCGTCAGCCGCTGGCGGCATGGAGGTTGATCGCGACCAGATGGCATTCTTGCACAAGGACGAGAAGGTTCTGCCAGCTGACCTGAGCCGTGGGTTTACGAGTATCATCAGGGCGGGGACGTTTGCTGCCCCGAGCTTCCTCTCGCGGACGCTGCCAGCCGCGGCAGCTTCTGGCGGTAGCGCTGGTCCTGCGACGCAACACTCTCACTATCAAAATAATGAGTTCAACCTCTATCACCATGGCGACGACGCGCGCAAGGTGCTTGAGAGTGAGCTGGTCCCGAGGATCCAAGAGGCCATGAGGAACGGAGAGCTTAAGACGATATGAGCAATGATGTCTATCCGGCAGCGAGCGCCGCGAGTGTGGTGCGCGGCCTGGCATTCACGGTGGTCAAACGGCCGGCGTTTAACTCGATCGTCCAGGGCTCGCCCTCGGGCGCGGAGTTTCGCCTGGGACAGATGGTCAACCCGCTATGGCGCTTTACGCTGACATACGAGGTTCTTTTTGACAACAAGATTAACACGAACCTTGGCGCGGTTTACACTGATTTGCAGGTTCTGATGGGATTTTTTTTGTCTCACCAGGGCCAATATAACGACTTCTTGTTTCTTGACCCTGACGACAATTTCATGGGGCCGGCGCTCGTTAACGGCGTACCAAATACGCTCGCGCAACTTCCCGTGGTCAACGACGGCGCGGGCAATTACTACTCGCCCGTCCAGCGTAACTTGGGAGGTTTCTTAGAGGACATTACTGACCTGAGCCCGGCTGGCACGATCACAGTTTATGCGAATGGCGTGCTCAAGAGCTCGCCAGCTGACTATACGCTCAATGGCCCTGGGTTGGCTCTGCCGACGTCGTCGTTTGCGGGGCTCTACCTTCACTGGGTAGCGGGCGCGCCAGCGACGCCCGTCACGGCTCAGTTTAATTTTTATTTCAGAGTGAGATTTGAGAGCGATGAGCAAGACTTTGAGAAGTTCTTAAATAAGTTGTGGACGATTGGCGGGTCTGAGGGTAAGCAGGGCAGCGGGTCGCTGAAGCTCGTGACCTCGAGGTTGGTGTCACAGTGAAGAAGGTGATCTCAGGTTCTGGAGTTGATACGACCCCGACTGTGATCGCGGCGCTGGCAGCGAAGACCTATTTCAGCCTGGCGACACTCTACCTTCTTGGTGAGCCTGAGGATCCGGCAGCGTTCTATTTGACAGATTATGAGACGCCGCTGGTCTATAACCTTTACGGCACGTTCAAGCGCGCGTCAATCTCGCGGGGCTCGATCAAGTCAAAGATTGGACTGAGCGTTTCAAATACGACGCTCCGATGGTCGCCGCCCTACACGTCGCCGACGAGCAATGTCAATACGACAAGTCCATATCATCTTGCTTCACTGGGATTTTATGATAACTGGCCCGTACGCATGTGGACCGTCTATATGCCAACGCCTGGTGATGCGAACACGTATGGATGCTCTGAGCTGTTTGGCGGCCGGATCGCCAGCACTAAGGTGTCGCGAGGCTCGATCACGTTTACGGTCAACTCGTTCTTGGACGTAGTTAATCAGATGGTCCCTACCAACACGATTGAGCTGTTGAACACGCTGGCAGGATTCAGGGGCGCGGTACCGCCGCCTGGCTTGAGCGTTTGTCCCCAATTTAACGTACACGCTGGAAGCTCAGCGATTCAAATTTATGGCGACTGCACGTCACCAACGCCAGGTCAGATATTTAGCGACAATACTTTTAGAAATGGCTTCTTGGTATTTAACTCGCCCGGTGGCAACACGCTGGGCCGTGTCTGGGCTTCGATCATCTCGAGCCAGGGTCCGACCGTTGGCGGCGTGCAGGTCAATGACTTCGTCCTCTATCAGCCGTTACCATGGCCGCCGACCGCGGGCGTTGACACGTTCTTTGTTTCAGCGACGAGCCCGATCAACAAGGACGACGGTCAATATTTTGGATTTCCATATGTGCCCAATCCGGAGACGGGAGTATGACGGTGGCAACCAGGGAAGAGGTCGTGCAGGAGGCGCGAACGTGGCTTGGTACGCCCTACCAGAAGATGGCGCGCGTCAAGGGCGCTGGTTGCGATTGCGGAACGTTGCTCTTGGGCATCTATCAAAATATGGGGTTGATCGTTGATGAGGATCTCGAGACTTATGGCCACGACTGGTGGCTCCACGTCAAGGAAGAATTTTATCTGCGACACGTCGTGCGCCACGCGTTGCAGATTGCCGAGCGCGTATTTTATAGGACAGATACGATCGCGCCTGGCAACCTGGCGCTCTGTCGCGTTCGCTCGTTCAAGTATAACCACGGCGCGATCGTGACCCAGTGGCCGCTCGGCGTTCACGCGGTCTACGCGGGCGTCAAGGAGGTTAACCTGACCACTGACCCGATGTGGGCATACAAGGAGATCGCGCTCTTTGACCCGTGGGTCAAGAGGGAGGCTGAGAAGTGTTTGGTCCGCTAGCGCAGTCAAAAGTTAGACCGAATGCGATCGGGTTGACGATGCAGTCGAGTG